GTCAAAACTAGTCTTAACTAATGCGACGGTTGTATTTGAAGGGGTTTATGATTTCAGCGACCTCATTTCAAGTCTAACTATTTCATCAGTACATGATGTTCTTGATGTTACGCCAGTTAAAGATGGAGTAATCTACAAGGAAGTAATTGCTGGAGTTGGGACTAACTCAGTAAGTTTTGAGTTCTACCAAGATCTCAGTACTGAATACGGCTCAGGAACAACTTTAACACTTGAAGAATTCTTTAATGGATATACAGGTGTTGCCTCAAGAGTAGGTACAAAAGTTTCCTGTGCTGTAAGAGCATTAAATGCACCAATATCAGCAACAAATCCAGAATATCAATTTGAAGCGTTGGTTTCAGAGTGGACTCCACTTAACGCATCCGTTGGAGGCTTAAGCACTATAACGGTGAATTGGCCTATATCTGGAGCAATTACAAAAGATGTTACACCGTAACATAAAAAACAACCTAATGAAAAGGGGCACAAAATGGATGGACTAAAGATAAAAGTAAAAACATCAGACGGAGATGAAGGAGTATACGCACTTCGTCCAAAGACACTTGTTGCATTTGAAAACAAATACAATAAAGGCTTTGCTAAGTTGCTGACAGAAGATCAGAAGTTAGAGCATATCTACTTCCTGGCTTGGTCAGCAATGAAGGATTCAGGTAAGGTTGTAAAGCCTTTTGGCGAAGCCTTCTTAGACACACTTGACAGTGTAGAACTAGAGACTGACCCAAATTCAGAATCCACAGAGACAGCCTAACCTATACGGTAGCAATGATCTCTGTGGAGACTGGAATATCTCCAATTGATTTGCTTGAAGCACCAGATGGTGTACTTGAAGCAATCGTTATTTACATAAAAGAAAAAAACAAGAATGTGGGCAAATAATGAGCAGAAATGCAATAGTGTTAACTGGTGTTAAAGAAACACTAAAAGCATTAGAGTCTTTTGATAAGCAAGCAGTTAAAGAATTCACTAAGGTAATAAATTCTGAACTGAAAGTTGCTAAACAAGACGCTCAAGGATTTGTATCTGGTGAACCACCTCTTAGTGGGTGGAACACCGTTCCCGCAGTTAAGCCTCGTACTCGTGGTGGAGCAGGATGGCCTGCTTGGGATCAAAGTGTTATTAAGGCAGGAATCTCATCTACAAGGGCTGAGGGCAAAGTTAATAAGAGCAAGGGATACACAACATCTGCAGGTGCATTAAAGAATAGATCTGCAGCAGGTGTAATCTATGAATTATCAGGAAGATCAAATAAGAGTTCTGGCAAGAATAGTTTTATTAGTAATTTAGAAGATAAAGCATTTAGTGCCTCACGCTTGATCTGGAAATCAGTTGATAAAAATAGAGACAGAATTGAACGAAATGTCTCTGATGCTTTAGATAAAGCAAAATCAACATTACAAAAGAATTTAAATATGAGGAGAGGTTAACATGGCAACATCAGGAGCAGTAATAGCCAGAATTGTTTCCCAATACTCAGATAAAGGCTCTAAGGCTGCACAAAAAGATATTAAAAAACTTGGCGACCAGATTGATAACTGGAGTAGAAAAGCCGTAAAATCTTATGCAGTCGCTGCAGCAGCAGCAGGTGCATTTGCATATAAAATTGGTAAAGATGCAGTACAAGCAGCAATTGATGATTCAAAATCTGCCACAATGCTTGCTAACACTCTTAGCAATGTAACTGGTGCAACAAAAGAACAAATTCAGGCAGTAGAAGACTATATTTCTAAAACACAAATGCTTGTAAATGTATCTGATACAGATTTAAGATCAAGTTTAAATACACTTGTTACTGCAACTGGTGATGTTACTACAGCACAATATCTGCAGACTCGTGCACTTGATGCAGCAGCAGGCAGTGGGAAAGATTTGGCTGCCGTTACAGCAGCAATGGCAAAGGCCAGCAATGGTAACTTTACTGCTCTTGGAAAAATGTTTCCTCAACTTGACAAGGCAGCAATTAAGTCTGGAGACTTTTCTAAGATTCTTCAGCAACTTGAAGGTGACTATAAAGGTGCAGCAGAAGCAGTAGCCAAGAATGATCCATTTACACAATTAAAATTACAATTTGGTGAGGTTGCTGAGCAATTAGGCTATGTCCTTTTGCCTGTTGTTCAAGAGTTTACAAGATATCTTATTAGTGATGTTATTCCAAAAATGCAAGAATGGATTGAATTAAATAAAACTGGTCTACAAGATAGCCTTAAAGCAGTATTAGATTCTGTTCTTGCAATTTCAAACAATGTTGTTAAACTTATAGGGTTTATTGAAAAGTATAAAGAAATTGTTACTTTTATAGCCATTGTTCCAGTATTCAGTGTATTCACAACACAACTAATGCTTGTTTATAATATTTATAAAAAAATAATGCCTATAGTTAATGCTGTATTTAGTGCTAAAACACTTGGTGCTGTAAGAACATTAGGTGGGTTGTTAGCAATAGTAGGAAGAACATTTATTTCAGGTGGAATTATTGCTGGATTAAAATCTATGCTTACTCTTCTTAGTATGATGAGTCCTCATTTAAAGGCATTGATTATTCTTACAACAGCCTTCCAGGTTGGATTTGCACTATTTAATAAATTCTTTAATAAGACTGAAACTTCTGCAAAGAAATCAAAACTTACAAATGAGCAAATAGCAAAACAGCAACAAAAATCTATTTTGGCTGGATATGAGCAAGTCACTATTGGCATGGAGAAGGCTAAGCAAGATAAAATAGCAGCAGATCAAATTGCTAAAAATGCAGCAGCACAAAAGAAGGCTGATGATGCTGCTAAAAAGAGAGCAAAATTTGATGCAGATTATGCAAAGATTAATGCCCGTATTGCTAAAAATTATGGAGTAACACTACTTTCATCTGAAGACCAGAAGATGGTTCAGATTAATGCTGCAGAAGCATTACTAATTAGACAAGGAAAGTTAGACGCAATTAACTTAAGCCTTCTTAATAAGTTAAAAGAAGAAGTCCTATTGATGAAGGTCAAGAATGATCTTGCAATGCGTTATGACGATATTCTTAAGGTTTTGGCTTTATCAGATGAAAAACTTCCAGGAGCAATTGCCGTACTTGCACAAAAGTGGGGCACAACAATTGAGGCAGTTAAGGCTTATATTCTTCAATTCCAGATTGTTTCTGATGGTCAGATATCTGATGCTGAAGTTATTAAACTTGCTCAATCATGGGGTAGCACAAAAGAACAAGCAGCAAAATATCTTGATTTCTTTGTAGCCCTAAATGATGGCGTTTTAGATACTCAAGAAATTGAGAAACTTAAGACAAAGTGGAGCATGACTGAACAGCAAGTCAAGATGTATGCTGATTTTGTTGGTGTTGTAAATGACGGTAAATTAGAAGATGCTGAAATTATCAAACTTAAGGATAAGTGGAAATTAAGCACTGACCAGGTTGTTGAATACATTAAGCAAATTGGTTCTCCTGTTTCTTATTCAGGTACTCTCATTGATCCTGCCAAGGCAGCAGAAATTGCATGGAAGAACGCCCTAGCAGCACTTCTTGCTTATCAAGCAGCCCTTGGAAATAAGGCAAGTTCTTCAAGTTCTTCTTCAAGTTCTTCTTCAAGTTCTTCTTCAAGTTCTTCAAGCACTGCAAGCACAACAGATTCTGCAGCCTCAGCAGCAGCAACAGCAGCAGCAAATGCTTCTAAAGCAGCAGCAGACGCTTATGCAGCAGCCAAAGCAAAGGGTGACATGAACGCAGCAGCAATCGCTGCAGCAGGAGTTACTCCAAGTGCCCTTGCATCACAAGAATCTGGAGCAATTGGAGCAGCATCTATAGCAGCACAATTGAGAGCAGCAGAGCAAGCACAAGCAATACAAGATAATATTACAAAAATGTCAAGATTTAGAGAAAAAGAAGCAGCAGATTTAGCAGCATCTCAAGCATTGTCAGCACAACTAGATTATGATGAAAGATCTAAATTTAGGTCAATGACTATGGCTAATGCATCAAGCATGTCTGGAACATCTTCTTCAGGAGCAGTTACAGTTAATCTAGTAGTTAATGGATCTGTCTCTACTGAACAAGATCTAGTCTCAGCAGTAAGAAATGGACTGCTTGCTACCCAGACTAACGGTAACGGCTTAACATTGCAGGCAGTGTAATGGCAGCACCAGTAATTGGAGTAGAGATTGACTTCTCAAATGGAGCATCATTTGGATATCCATTCATATTAGATGATATAGACTATGGAATCTTAGGAACAAACATCCTTGCAGATGCTGCAGCAGATATTGTTAATATTACTGATCAGGTACTAGCAGTGTCTACTCGTAGAGGCCGCAACCGTATCCTTTCTAACTTTGAGGCTGGAACTGCAACGGTAACGATAAATGATCCTGACTCAGACTTTAATCCACAGAATACAGCATCTCCATACTATGGCAAATTACTACCATTACGCAAGATAAGAATATGGGCAGACACTACAGTTTTAGGAGTAACATATAGAATTGCTTTGTTCTCTGGATATATTAACTCATTTGATACATCCTTTTATCAAGGAACAGATGCTACATCTACAGTAGTTCTTCAATGTACTGATGGATTCCGTCTTTTAAACAATGTTTCTACTGGGGTTGCTCCAGTTCCTGGATGTACAGCAGGACAATTATCAGGTGCAAGAGTAAACTCTTTGCTTGACTTTGCAGGATTTCCAAATTCTCTAAGAAACATAGATGTTGGTGACTCTACAATGCAGGCAGATCCTGGTGGCAATAGAGGAATTCTGCAGGCCATTCAGACCATTGAACAATCAGAGTTTGGTGCTTTCTTTATGTCAAGACAGGGCGAAGCAAGGTTCTTAGATCGTACAGATGTTTCAGAGTTGGCTGATAGCACAATAAGAAACTACTCAGATGTTCCAGGACCAACAAACTTAAAATATACAAATGTTGACTTTGCTTTTGATGATCAATTAATTTTGAACGATGTTACAGTTACAAGATATGATGACAATATAGGTCCTGATCCAGTACCTCAAACAGTTACAGATGCAACAAGTATTGCTACTTATTTTACTAAATCAGGTCAAAGAACAGGAATTCTTGTACAGACAGACCAAGAGGCAAGTGACCAAGCACACACACTTGTTGCTGCCCGTAAAGACTCACAAATAAGAATTGACTCTATGAGTCTAAACTTGTTGGATGGAACTGAATTTGAGACACTTGTTAATGTTTCTATGGATATTTATACTCTTATAAATATTACAAAGACTATGGCTGGTGGCTCTACAATTACTCGTGAGTTGTTCGTTCAAGGCGTACAGCATGATGTGAGACCAGGAATCTGGAACACAAAACTTCTCACAGCAG